TGGGTCAATACCTTCATCATTAACAAGTCTGTCATGCACCCCATATGCAAAGCTTGTTAACTCAGCATCTGTGCCAAACCATTGATTATTTTCTTGCCAGGCTACAGCCTTTTCATCGGGCTGTATTTCAGGCGCTACCTGTTGCTGAGGCATTTGAGATACCTGCTCCCGCTCTTGAGCCTCAACCTCTCTTTTCCAGTTATCAACAATATTTTTAGATACACTAGGTGCCCAGCTTTGTTGAAGCTGCGCCTGTGTTAGTGCCTTTTGTGCTTCGGCAAGCAGTTCGGCATCTCCAACCTCATGCGCTCTTTTAAAATTTTCTTCTGCCTTAGCCAAAGCTATATCTGCACGACTTTTAGCTTGTTCGGTCAGAGCGGCCTGTGAGTCTTGAACCAACTTAACAAGTCTTTGGTTTTCAGTTTGGAGTGCCTGACTATACCCAATCGCCTCTTTATTCATGCGCTCCATGGCCTCCTTGGCCCTGCGCTCATCATGCCACTGATTTTTTAGTTTATTAATTCTTTTTTGAACCTTGCTGCCGTAGCTTCCAAGTTCATCCTCGTCATCCGCTTCATCTCTAGCCGTATTTTTAGCCTTTTGTGTTTCTTCATCTAGTGGATCAGGAAACTTTTGATCCTTTTTTGGACGATCATCTATTACCTCGACATCCCAAGACTCGTCTGAATCTGAGCCATCGTCCTTTGGAGGCGCTTCAATCGTTGTTCTTACCCCTAAAAACCTTTCTTCGTCTCGTGTCCTTCCAGTTTCTTCGCTCATATTATGCCCTTTCTACGCCTCTGGGGTCTTCTACAACCGCCTCTACAGTGTCATCGTTGATTAAACGGAACTCTTTACCATGAATCTTGATTCTTGTACCACTAAAGGCACGAAATATTACCCAATCTCCCTCCTTACAGTAGGGACCAGTGGGAAATCTATTGTAACTTGAGTATGCATCAGGCCCTGCCTTAAGAACAAAGCCTACAACAGTAGAAATTGCCTCTTCATGCTGGCTCTGTACTGATTTGATGATACCACCTTCGGTAGTTTCCTCAATTTCTGGGAGTGCGATCAGCAACTTATAGCCTTTTGGCTCTGGAAGTTGCGATGCGACACGGGCGGAGTCGTCAATGTCTTTAAATGTAATCTCTTCGACATCAATGACGGGACTTTCTTTTTCTTTTGCGAGTGTAGCCATACTTGCCTCTCGTTTAATTGTTGCATCCTTGCGGAAGTTGCTCTTCTAATTAGAAGGTTTACTTTTTTTGGGCTTATTTGCATTTTTGGGCACCACCCAAAGGCGACCATCCTCGTCTATTTCAAAATTAAATGGAAGTTCTTCCGATTTTACCCAAACATCAGCGTCTTCTACATCAATAACGCCAAAATATTTGCCCAGTCGGACCATAATGTCCCATTTCAATGTACTTTATCCTATATTTTTTTACTTTTTCACTACATTTCCCTAATTCTGTCCTCTAAATCAATAACCTCACGCTCCGCCCAGGCCAAACCCTCAATAATACCAGTAATTTTACGATATTCTTCTATATTTTTAGCTGAACCAACCGCTAAATGGTCGGCAAGGTCGTTCATTTGGTCACGAATCTTCTTTTTGAGCAACGATAGCACATCATCTGCCATCATTGCCTCCTTCTATGTCTTTGCCAAGCTGTTGTCCAAGCTGAAAACCCTTAAGCTGTATGTCTGCATCGTTCTTTTCAGATTCTATTTCAGCCTTAAGCATTAATGCCTGCTCTTCTAGGGCTAACTCTGCCATGTCCACACGCTCCTTACTTGCTAACTTCTCTTGTTCAAGCTGAAGTTTTTGCTGATCAGTCTGCTGCTTGGCCTGATCTGCCGCCTGCTTCCTCTGAACCTCTTGTTCGCGGGTCGCAACCTCACGTTCACGCATTTGAATGATCGGATCTTCTTGTTGTTGTGCGTTTATTTCTGCCTGTTGCTGTGCCTGCTTCTTACCCATCATTTGATCTGCTGCATCAGCGACAAGCCTGCTAAGTTTTGCTTCGAGTCTTTCAGGCAACCTTTCACTTGGAGGTGGTAACTGAACACCAAGCTCTTCTTCTATCTGTTTACGGAATATAAATGCCAGGTGCTCCCTGATGTGGGCATCTAATGCTCCACTAATTCCACCACCCGCAGGACTGTTTTGTATTTCCTGTGCAAGTTGTGGGTCGTTCTTAAGTGCCATATGCACACGCATGTGCGCTTCGTGATCTTGCCACTCAAACGCCTTAACGGGTGCAACCGTAAGCATGTTTTGATTTTCCGTAAGAGGATCTTTAGGCTCAACTTCCTCTTGGTTCGGAACAACCTTATCAGCATTGGGAACACCGATAAGCTCCATCATTTGCCTATGCAGTAATGGCATGTCGTATAAATTGGGTGCCTGCTGTGCAAGTTGCAGAGCGGCTTGATACTGCATAATACGCTGTGCCATTGATGATGCATTAGGATCTGATACTGGTACTACGTCAATACGATCATCAAAGTCGTCAACCTTTATGTCCTCACCCTCATCGGTTTCGTAAGGATAGGCTGGATCTGTGTAGTCACTAATAATTGTTGCAAGAATTTTATACTCTTGCTTAAGGCTTGCATGTATCCTGGCCTGAATAGCAGACTGCACCTTCATTGCCCGCTCCATAATCGCAAGTGTAGTTCCTACGGGAGCCTCTTGATTCATATCGGCAATCTTCATATCTGCCATTGAAGCAAACCTTCTACCTTCTTCTACAATGTTACCCAGTAACTGATAAAGGACCGACGAAGGTTCCTTATAAGGAAGGAAGGTGATGTTGTCACGAATAGCTCCGCCAGGGACATCAACATCCCTGAACTCTCCTGGCATGATAGGCGTGTCGTCGCCTTTGATTCTGAGTCCACGAGTTTTTAACCCTCCAGGTAGATTGGATAGTGTACCTGCATCAACCAACTGCCTAAGCAAGCTGGTCGCAGACTTGGCCAATCCTCCAATCATATGAATCAAGCCAAGGTTATAGAATCCAATGCCTGGAACATACCCATAGTGGACAAAGTGTTGCTTTTTAATTTTCTTGGGATCGTCCTCAGACCAATTTCTATAAATAGAAAGAATTGTATTACTGCCCTTATCAATCGTAATTACATAAGGAAGAGCAACTCCATCTTCGTCTTCGTATCCTGGCAGGTCTACATCAACGTGCATTTCTAAAAGTTGATGTCTTTCATTGTCCTCGTAAGACGGACGCACACCCCCAATATCATTGTACTTATCGGTAATGGCGTTGTCTTCTATGTGTGATGACGTAAGCTCTACGTCTCTATAAAAACCATTAACCTGTAATTTTCTTATTTGGTTTGTACTGCGATTCATTACATGGGTATAACGCTCTGCTTGCTCTAACTCAGACTCATTGTAAGCAACAACAAAGTCTTCTGCTGGAACAAACATAGAGGTCGGTCTACCCAAAGATGGATCAAAATAAATTTTACGAAATGCAGAACCAGCTAGAGGCAAGCTAAATAAAAGTTTTTCAGTTTCTGACCGATACTCAGTCATCACTTCAATAAGCTGATAGTTCATATACTCCTGAACTCTTTTAGCTTGTGCCTGTCTTTCTGGGGTAAACTTTCCCCACACATGGGTTTTTACTGGACCCTGTGCAGGCATAATCTCCTGAATAGTCTGAGCCTGAAACCGAACTACTGCCTCAGAAAGCATTGGATGGAACACACCGCAGGCTCCTGCCCATGGTGTAGTACGTTCCTCAATCTCAAGACCTAATTGATCTAGGCCCTGTTCGTATGTGTCTTCCCAGTCACCTCTACTACTTTTGTCAGAATCAAATTTAGAAACAAGGTCAGACGCTAATTCATTTAGTTCGCTCTCTTCAAGATATTCAGCCAGATTTGATTGAAAGGAATCTTCAGACTCCATCAATTCTGCCAAGGGATCAAAATCAACAACAACGCTGCCGTCGTCCATTTCAACTACCATTGACTCTTCGGGCACTTCTTGATCTTCAACTACGGTGAGTCCATCAGGACTCATCTCAAAATCGTCTTGATTTAAGAGAGGTTCGATAGTTTTATCTATTGCCACGGATCATTCCTCTACGTTATAGACCAATATACAGAATGAGAAAATTCAAACAAATAGTCAACCATTAGTAATAATCGGCTTTTCTCATTGGAAAAAATTCTTCTTCCTCTTCGTCACTCTCTATCCTTATAAAACCACCCTGACGAAATCTCATAAGAGCCTGAGTAGAGGAGTCAACTAAATCATCGTGATCGCCAGTGGGGAAGGCAGCGAACTCTTCAACCACTAATTCCGCCCACCTTGTTTTGGGTGCCCACACATGACCAGATGAGAATAAATCCGAAATTGCATTTACCCTTGCAATCTTATCTCTACCTCTGCTGGGTATGTATTCGCCCACAGGTATACCCATTCTTCGCAACTCAAAGATTAATGGTGTTCCAGCCGCCTTTGCTTCCACAATAAACGCATCAGGATCGTACTCTTTATACATTTCGTAAGCTCTAGCCTTTAGATCTGGAAACTCTAATCGTTCTTGAAGAGCATCTAGAAGTATAATATTTGATACTCCGTCTTCGTCTGTAAATACACCCCAGGTCGTACATGCACTGTAGTCAGCAGTTTCCTTTGCCAGGAATGCAGTATCCCATGACTGAATCACAAAGTCACAGGGCGGTGGTTTCTTTTCGGGCCATTCGTTCCACCACTCACGCTTAATGATCGCAGATTCTTCGGAGGTTGGATCTTGCTGGTACTGGGCACTCCACTTACTAACAGGCAATTCTGCTTTTAGTGCCTCTAGTTGATCAATCGGCCAGAACCCAGGCCAAAGAGGTTTTCCGCTTGGAAGTATTGCGGGAAACTCAATAACTTCCCACTCATCCGCACCACCCCTTTCTATAGATGCTTTAATAATGCTTCCCGTTAAATCCTTTTTAGACCAACGGGTCATTACCAAGCAAATCGCACCCCCAGGTTGAAGCCTCTGGCGAGGACCTGATGTGTACCATTCATATGTTTTATCATACACAGATGGGTCGTTTAGTGCAGCTTCTTGCTCAGAGTGCGGGTCATCAACAATCAAAATATCTGCACCCTTACCCGTTACGGCACCACCCACACCAATAGCAAAATATTCTCCCTGCTTGTTTGTGCTCCACCGACCCGCTGCCTTGGAATCCGTACTTAGGGTAACATTGTTAAATATTTGTTGGTAAACCTCTGAGCCTACAAGGTTACGAACCTTACGACCAAAGCCCACCGCAAGCTCCGCAGTATGTGCTGTTTGAATAACTTTTTTATCTGGAAATCTGCCCAAGTACCACGCAGGAAAAAGATGTGATGCAAATTCTGACTTAGTATGCCGTGGTGGCATATTTACTATAAGCCTCTTGAGGGTCCCATCGGCAATTCTATTGAACGCATCTGCCATGATTTTGTGATGAGCGCCTTCAATAAAGGCAGGCCAAACTTCTTTTACAAAAGCAAGGAAGTCACCTTGAGCCAGTTCTTTAACTTTTATGCCACTAATTCTGCCGATAAGTTCAATGGCTTCTTTCTTCTTGTCAGGAGGAAGAGACTGAACCGTCGCTGCGAGGGTCGTCAGGTCTAAGCTCATTTAGTCCTTTCCCCTAGTTCGTCAAAACACTCGTCGCTAATATATTGGTTTCCCCACCAGCACCCACTTTTGCCCGTGGCACAGGGTGCTAATAGCAAAAGAAGAAACAAGATAACTAAAGCTTTAGCCGCCATATTTAAATTCATTTACGCGGTATCCTTGTTTGCTTGATGTACGTCTCAATGTCAACCTCTCCTTCTTTTGATAAACCAACAACAAGATGTGCAAGCCTATAGAATTTACGACTACCCCTCTCGTAACCTAACTCCCCAAGATAGTTTTCCAAAATTTCATCAGCACTTATCCCTATAAACTTAACTTTGTTGTCGCTTTGTTTTGCGTAGTAATTTGGAAACTTTTTAATAACTTCTGCTGCCGTAAAACCATGAGCGATGTACCCGTTTCTGTGACGCATAGCAGCCGCCTTGAACGCTTCAACTGCCTTAGCAAGAACATAAAAAAGATCTTCTTTTATAATTTTTTCGGGCATTACATTTAGCTTGCCTTCTCCCCCCTATTACTTAATATTACCTATACTAGATAATCTATACTAGGTAATCTATACTATAATATCTAGACTTATTATCTAATCTAAAAGAAATCTAGGTAACTAAGTTAGATACTAGACACCCACTCCATAGTGACAAAGCGTAAAGATAGCTGTCATATCATCAAAAATTAGTGGTAGGATATGCA